AACTCTTGAACCTTTATCTGCATCATAGAATCTTTCACCTTGTGATGTAAGAACAAGTGATTTAAGTGATTGTTTTACTGAATCTTCATTAGTGACACGACCAAGAAATCCTGTATAGGGATTCATATCAAAGTTCATGAGAAAATCTGCATAAACTTCAGTTTTCTTTGGTGTTAATGTAAATCTATCTGACCGTGCCATTTCTTTTCCTTATGGGTAACAAAATACAGATGCAGCACCATCTTCTGTTTTTGGATTATCATGTGGAGGAAACAATTTATTGTCGCTTCCAGCATTATCTGGTCCATGAACAATAACAGGAATTCCATTAATTGTTACAGAAGACCCTGTAGTATTAGTAAGTGCCCCACCTCCATGATTATTCGGATCACCTTTTACTGCCCATAATTTACCATCTACTGTTACTGTACTTTGTCCTCTAACAACAGTTTTTGCTCCACAAATTCTTGAATCACCATGTCTATGTGCTTGTTTCATTATGTAAAAGTCCCTCCTAGATTTCCTGTTCCATCTGGTGCACCTCTATATCCTGGTGAACCATCTCCATTTGGTTGCATTTTAATTGCAGAAGCTTGAACAAAAATTGTTCCATCAGAACCCAAAGACATATCACCTTTTGAACGAATATTCATTGAACCAGCATCTAAATTCATTTGTCCTTCTGCTTGAATTTTTGCATTACCATTTACATTGATAATTGCACCACCACCAACAACATTAATAGTCATACCTTTACCTACAGTAGTATCACTACTACCTGCAATTTCTACATGTTGCCCACCAGCAACTTGAATTTTATTATGTCCTTTTACATGAACATCATTATTTTCATCAATTGATACTGTTACACTACCACCAATTGTTTGTTTCATACCACCTGCAGCTGCTTGTGTAAAAGAACCATCTGGTCCAATTTGAAAAACAGCACCACCAGGATGATGAATTTCATATTTTTGTTTTCCTTCTTCACTACCAACAACAATTTTCATACCACCACGATATTGTGTAACTTCATTTAAAGGATATGCAGAATCAGGATGTGAATTATGGTCCTTTTCGGTTCTACCATGATTAACTTCTTCTGGTTTTCTTGCCATTATACAATTTCCTCCACTATATAATTTCCACTAAGATATAATTGTTTCCATGCTTTATATTCATTGGTTTCTTGACCATTTACATCTAACGGTTCCTGTCCTGTTAATAATTTATATAGTCTTCTTAGTTCTTCTTCTAATTCATTCATTTCTTCATCATTAGGTTTATTATCAGCAGCTGTTTTTGAGATTGCACCAATTCCTGCAATTGCTCCTGCTAAATTACCTACTCCACCTACTGAAGTAAATACATTAGAAATACCACCACCACTTACAGATTTTTGTAAGTTTTGAGCCATCTTTAATGCTCCAGGAATTAATTCACCTTTTTGTCCAATAGTCTTTTCAATGAATTTTGGTGTATTTAAAACACTGCCTGCATTTGCAAGAAAATTACCTATTGATTCTGGTGTTTTTGCATCTTTAACAGATTTAAACCCCTTTTTACCAGATGGAAGATTAGCAAATTTAGCAATTTCTTTTAATGGATCTTTACCACGAAACTGGTCCACTGCGAATTTAAATTTACCTTCTAAGACTTCTAGAGCTTTTTTGACACCATTTAATTTATACGGAATTTCACCATTAAAAACCTGTGCTATGACAGGGTTTTTACCTAGTGTATCAGTCAATGGATTTACAACAGGAAAAAATGATGAATCTTTTGATGATGGATGTCTACCATCTTTTTCATTAGGTTCTTCTGTTGTGCCTTCACATGATACAACTTCCATATTACCATTATTATCAATATATTTTGCAGTAACAATTGAACCAACTACAAGAGAATGACCAGGAAAACTTCCAACTGTACCTAATCCTGCACTAGAAGCATCTTGTCTTACTTTTACCCATGGCAATTTATCATCAGTAATATTTGGTGTTTTTAATTGTTCTAATGTGCAAACTTTTATGCGACCATCTTGTTTTTTGGGATCTTTTTCACCATAACCAATATCAGTAACTACACATTTTACTTCATCGCCTTTAGTGAATTGATTTTGTCCTGCATTACTTGGATCGTGTCTAGCCATTATCTACCCCTGCCATAAAACGCAATATAAATCTGTTGTAGCATTTACTATCATTGTTTTTCTTTGTGGTCCTTCAGTAAATTTTACTTCATGTATTAATCTTGGTACAAATAAAGTTCTTGAAACAAGTCTAGGATTTTGTGTTCCAATAGGATATGTTACATAAATTCTATCTCCACAAGTTACATTTACACCAGATTGTCCTGGAACTGAAATCCAATATTTTTGACTATATGTTAATGCAGTTAGAAATGCCTCTTGTGATTGATTATATCCACCTGGTCCATTTTTTGTGACAGATGGTGATTGATTCCATCCATCTAAAACATTGAATAAATTTTGACCACCTAATGGACCTTTCATTGCTTCTGCTAACATTGCAGTGCCTCTATCACCAACTGTATTTTTAATCCATGATGTATTTAGAAACTTCTTTAAACCACTTGAACCTAGTCCACCAGATTTGAAACTAAATTTTCTATTTTTCAAATCAATAGATGATGATGTAGATGCCATTCCAGCAACAACACCAGAACTTTCTCCAGGTGGTGTTAATGGTCTCAAATGAATTATATTATTATAACCATACAAAGTATCACCAATATTTGCACCTTGTATTGGTTTGTGTACAAATGAATCTCCTACAGGACCTCTTTCTAAAGACTCTTGTAAAGGTCCCATTACATATCCAGGTTTATTTCTAAAATATATTGGTGCACATGTTTTATATGAAGAATATACTACTCTATCAAGAATATCATGAACTGCTTTTACAGGTTTTTTATTTATGGTTTGATGTGGTGTTCTATCTTGTCCAATTAATCCTGTAGATGGAATTCTAATATCCAATCCCCCATTTGATTGAACATATTGATTATGTATTTTTCTTGCAGCACTTGTACCTGTTTCATTTTTAAAGTTTTGTGTTACTACATTATGTTTATCATTGTAATATTCTTGACCAATTAATTGAATAGTATGTTCCATTCTAGCATCTGCACCACCTGATAATGGTCTTGATTCATATGAATAAATTCTAAATCGTTCTTGATATCGTTTTGTAGTACCACCATCAGAACGTGGACAAGAAAAATCTATGAATACTTCAACTGTAGGTGCAATCATTAATTCACCTGTATTCATGGATGTTTCTATCACTAATTGACCAGTGAAATATGTTTTACAAATATCTTCATAAATTCTGAATTCTTTCACATGAAACATATTTGAATTACCTACAACGTAATTCAATCCTGCTATTTCACATCTTCGTAATTCAGCTTTTGTTGGTTGAATTATACCCATTTATGTTTGATCTGAATCCTCTGCTAAACGTGTTGCAAAATTATCAGCTGCAATAGATGCAACACCATCACCAATTAATTTAATAGTTTTATTGTTTTCATTTTTACCTAATTCATATTCATAATAAGTTATTGCATCATAGAATATTTCTTGATCTAGTGGAATATTTTCAAACATTGTTGTAACTGAATTTGCTTGAGCATTTGCAAAACTTGTTTCACCAACTATATCACGAATAAGTGATGTATTTGCAATTGTATTACCACTTACATTTTTAATTCTCATAGTAGTAGTATTAGCAAAGATTACTTCACCTGTTGCTGCAGTAGCATCTTGACCAGATGTTTTGATATCAATAATTTCTCCAGATATGAATGCATTTGAACTAGAATTTGCAATTGTATATTGTAAAATTCTATTAGTATTAGTTATTTTATCTTGTTGTTTTCTTTTATATGAAACAATTTTCTTTGATATTGGAGACCATACAGGTGCATAGAAATCTTTATGTGTATTTGCAAGTGTATTATTATAAAATGATGGTGTTAATTCATTATCATCATCTGCCCAATTATTTTGGTAATGAATAATTTTCTTTTGTGAATTTTCTATTGAACCATATTTGTACTTAATTAATTGTTCAAATTGGTCATCATTGATATACCAATCATAATATGGATCTATGATTTGATTTGAGTGATAAATCATCCAATCAAGTTCTGAATCTTCATAGTAGTATTCTGACACATGATCAGATCTAAGATGATCTGTAATTTCATATGGATAGAATATGTATGGTGATTCTCTAGGATTTTCTACAATTTTAACACGTCTAGTTAAATTACGACAAGTTGTATTTGCGTAAGTAATAATTGGAAATTTTTCAAAATATTTTTCTGCCATTATTCAACTAGACCCGATTCTTCTTCTGATACTGTGTGTTTGATTTATATTTCATCTGGTGTTCCATCAGGATTAATATCCGTTGTATAGAAATTGAATACATCTAACGGATCTGATTGTGGCAATCCTTCTCCATCAGTCTTATAGTCAGAACGATTTCCAGTATCATCTAACCAATATTCTAATTCTAAAAATTGTAAAGTAATAACCACTGATTCTGGTGGAGCATTAGATGGATTTCCTTGTTGTCTATAAAATCCTGGTGCCTGATTACCACCAGTATAATCGACATTAATTCTTTCAAGTACACATGGTTTGAATTTATATAAAAACTTACTATTTGGTGAAAATGCAATAAGAAAAATATCAGGAAATTCAAATAAAAGACCACCTGCAGCTCTTTTTGGTGTCATTGCTCTTCTTAATAAATATGCAATTTTCTGTATTGCTTTTGCTTCATTAAAATCTTTAGGTGCCATTTTGAATGTTAAATTATGTCTTCTGAATTGAGGGGCAGATAGTGTAACTGATTTAAATGTATTGACAGATAAACCTGAAGCTGCTGATGCTCTTCCTCCTAATGCACCTGTTCCTATTGGTGTTCCATAATTGAAATTTTGATCATACATAACATCAAATTGGTCCTGTAATCCACGAATAGGCAATGGGATTTTTATAATATTTTTTGTCTTTATTCCTTTTGATAAACGTGGATTTTTAAAAAACTCTATGATATTTGAATATATTTTGTCTGCAGTATCAGAAATTTTTCCTAAAAGGTCTGTCAGTCCACCTATTTCACCTAAATTACTAAGGTCCAAATTACCAGGGTCCATTTGATAAATTGTAGTATGATATTTAGGAAAATCTCTTTGTGGATATTGTAGTATTGCAATAGATTTGCTATTTTTTTTAGATTCAATTTTAGCAGATGGTTTACTATTCCTAGCACTAAAAGAAGTAGTATCATCCAAATATTGAATAGGATCTGTTCTTGATCTTCCAATGTAACCAGATGGTTCATTTACGTTGCTGACCATTTAATTTCCTTAAAAATTTCTTTATTACTATTTATATAAATAATACCATGAAAACTTATAAAGGATACTTTAAACCTAAAAATCCGAATAAATACATTGGAGACCATGAGAATATTATTTATCGTTCTCGATGGGAATCCAAATTCATGCTATATCTGGATAATCATCCCGATGTTTTAAAATGGTGTTCAGAAGAATTCTTTATACCCTATTTATCACCAAAGGATAATAAAGTACATAGATATTTTCCTGATTTTCTTGTAAAAAAACAAAAAGATGGAGTCATTGAAACACTTGTAATTGAAATAAAACCAAAGGCACAAACAATGCCACCAAAAATGAATGGAAAACAAACTAAACGTATGATAACAGAAGCAATGACATATGCAGTAAATGAAGCTAAATGGAAAGCAGCTAAAGAATTTTGTGCAGATAGAAAATATAAATTTATTATCCTAACAGAACACGAATTAGGTATCAAATTCTAATGGCAAATATTTTCGATAAAATACGTGAACAATTTAAAAAAAATACTACAGACCTAAAGGCAAAAGCTAAAGGGTCAATTAAATCTTTTGCTCAAATGGCAAAAAGTCTTACTGGTAAAAGAGTCGCTGGAAATGAATTCTTTAGAGATAGAGAAAGACTTATTAATAGAATATCACCAATTCATATAGGTAAAATGGTAACATTCTATTATGATCCAAAACTTAAAGCAACATTACCATATTATGATAGATTCCCACTCGTTATACCAATTGAAATTTATGATAATGGATTTCTTGGTCTTAATCTACACTACTTACCACCAAGATTACGATTTATCCTTATGGAAACACTTTATGAAAGAGTATATAAAGTAGAAAACTCAAATGAAATTAATGAAAAACGACGTACACAAATTAGTTATAGTATATTAAAACGTATTTCGAGTACTCGATATTATGCTCCATGTGTTAAGAGATACTTGAACAATCATCTTGTTTCTAGAATATATAAATTACGTAATGAAGATTGGGAAATGGCATTATATTTACCAACAGAACGATTTGAGAAGGCATCAAAACAACAGATTTGGAGAGAATCCAGACAAAAAATGAGGAGATTTTAATTGGCTTTCACCATCGATGGTCCAGGTAGTATTAAAGGCCAAATCAATAAAAGAAATGGTGTATTAAGAACCAATCGTTTTCTTTTCAGAACAACAACACCACCTGTTTTGTTGAATAATTACACTAATGGTTTTTCAAATAGTGTGGAATATTATTGTCAATCAATCAATTTTCCTGGATATCAAATTGCAATGGGTGACGTGAGAAGATGGACATATGGACCTAATGAAAAACGTCCATTTGGTCCTAATTTTCAACAATTACAAATGAATTTTATATCAGATGGTAATAATGATATGTGGAAATTTTTTACAGAATGGATGTCATTTATAATACCACAC